ATTTCTCAAATCATACTTCTTTATATAGTTATCAACAGTGGTTTTGCTCACTCCCAATTTCTTTGCAATATCTTTCAGGCGCATACCGCTGGCAACAAGTTCCCTTACTTCTTCGACATCAACTGTTACCCGGTATCCTCCACCCTTCTTTTCAATCGCTGAAATAGAATTGAATAGTTTTCGCTTCTTCTCTGCATATTCAGGGGTAAGCTTATCTTTTGTTACATATATGACTGTACGGCAGTCTATACGTAACGGGAAATGTTTAATACTTTTTTCCATGTTTGTTTTCTCTCAATTCATTGTATCTCATCTTCTGATTGATATGCCATATAAGGTCTATGTCCAAATGTTTAGCAAGCCCGAAAATAGCCAATAGCATGCTGTTTAATTGCCCTCCTAATGGATAGCCGTATTCATACTCATATCTGATGGGAATTGTGGATATAGCGTATATACTTTCTGTAAAGGTCTCATCATTGCAACTTTCCTCTGCATCGTACAACATTTCTTCCGTAAAGTCCTCAATGTCTATCTTACGCAATCCGCACAAATCAAGCAGGCGTATGCAGGCGTCGGCAAGCTCTTCCTCTATGCTTCCCTTGATAGTTTCATTGTATGCAACTTCGAAACCTATCTCTTTGGGAGTGCCTGGAACCAGCCCCTGGCAAATACGGCTATTGGCCATCTTCTTATTATACCAATCAACATTGGCCCGTTTCCCTTTTCTATCCGCTTCCACGGCTTCCATAAGCTCGGATATTACAAGGCAAAGGCAATGTTCGTTACTCAATTCTTCATCATGGAAACCGTGGTCGCAAGCGGTTTTATAGGCGCGGTCGCGCAGTTCATTTAGGTTCATCTGTTCTTTCTTTATCAGTTAATATTCCGTTTCTCTTGTCGTAATTACTCATACGAGGACATTTCCCGTCACACCGCATGTTCACATGCACATTGTTTGCTACACCCGATATGAATGACTTTTTGTAGCATTGTCCACTGTAGGGGCTGTAATGCTTGCAGTGTTCCTGGTATTCTTTTCTATTCATGGTTAATCAACTAATTCAAATTCATATACGAAAACATAAGGATTGGACGCCCATGTACCTTTGCCGGAGACTTTATCTATCAGTTCTGCGAATGCGTCACGAGGATTATTGTAGTCGGGTATATCTGCATTATGGAATGAATAAAAAGGAATATCCTTTTGTCCAGCATCCCATTTAAAAATTCCTTCCTTAAAGCAATCTTCATCGGATATGTTCTGCAACCGTTCTATCTTGATGTCGGTAATGCGGATATGATGGGGCATGAGGTCAGCCTTTGTAAACATAGTATTACTCCATCCTGCTCCCATTTCTTCCATTGTAAGATATTTTTCACCTATTTTATATAGAAGTAATGTTTCTTGGGCTTCATCCCGTTTTTCTACTACATCTTTGTATCTCTGTGCAACGGCAACGACTTCACTTACTTTGTATTTTGGAATATTCCAACCCGTAAAGTCTCCTTTGTCGTTTTTCCAACCAAAAGCATAATTTAATGGAGATACTATGTTCCCGTCATTATCGTAATCATTTGATTCAAAAACGGGGAATACAATATCATAAGTTTCATTTGGTCTGTCATACTTGCAGACCCTTCTCGTCATAGCCTTCCGACCATCCAATACAGCCTGGGTTAGGCTATATTTATCATTGAACATTATCTTCTTCATTGCTGTTTCTCCTCTACTTTAAAAGATAATTTCTCAAGTTTCTCCATCTGCTTACGAAGAGAAGCGATTTTCCTAATCTTCATTTCTTCCGCCTTTTTCAACGCTTCGGATTTATCGGTGAATGCGTTTGTTCCTATACGGAAGTAAGAATATGAATCATCAATTACATATTCTTCATTTTCAAATCTACTTCTAATAATATCTGCTTCTATCTCTTTAATACCTTTTGTTAAGGCATACTTTGTTATAAATACTTTTGCCATAGTTATATAAGTTTTAATATTTCTCAAAATTTGGGATTTGTAAATAGAACGAATTTCGAGACATGGGAAGCCAACACTTTTGCTCCTCATTGCACGTATTCCAATTATCTTCCCCAAATTCATCATTTAATGCTTCCACTATCTTATAGACTACATCTTTTACAAAACGAGTATTAAGTATCCTCTTGCCTTTAATAACGATTGTAGGTGTATAGAGTGAAATTTTATACTCCCCACCGTTTTCTATCGACCAGCTACCTTGTGCTACTGTAATGTGCGGATTGGTTTCATTCTTATACTCTTGTACTATACTTAGATAGCCATTAAAATAGTTGGCTATTAGTTCCGACTTATATACTTTTAGCCCCGTTGCTTTTTCTAAAAGTTTTCTAAGCCTATAAGCATCATTTACAACAGGGTCCATTCTCATATAAGTTTTAATGCTTCTTGTATTCCGGCTTCCAGTGCTTCCTCGTAGGTGTCATATACTTTATAGCCATTTCCTTTGTTTATTTCGTTCTCCATCCAGTCGCTTTCTTCTGTTGGAACATTGAAATCACAAAAAGAAAGCTTCCATCTTTTCCCAATAACAGGTTCTACATATACATACACACCTCTTATTTCACGCAGCCACTTTTGGGCGATATACAATGTTGGACACAAAAATTCAACTGATTCGCCATCTATTTCCGTACAACACGACATACTTTGCGGAAGGTCATATTTTGTAATAACCTTATTGCGGCCTATTAGGTGTTCACACTTCCAATTGAAGCCCTTATCTTTCAGCTGCTTCGCAGTCTCTAATGTTACGAGTTCTTCGGTCATGGCTATTGTCTTTTCAAATTAATAATCTTCGTTTCGTAGTTGTCAAGCCCCTTTTTATGGGTACGGATAATCACTATACTATCATTGAGATAAGTCACGCTTCCCTCACTTGTACGGTGTTCTATAGGGTATTCTCCAGGGTTATTGCACCCGAATAGTGCAACTGTTGCCAAAAGGATAATTATTTTCTTCATACTTTAAAGTGTTCAATCAGTTCGTTTACGGTAGCCTTGTGAATGGTATCCGTGTTAATGTCAACATCATTGTAAGCCCAATAGGTAGAGAACTTGATTTCAGGACACAGAATCCATTTATCCCCATCCGTAAACCATTGGTATTTGTCTGCGTCATCTCTCAATGCAGCGATAGCCAAGAAAAGTTCCTCGTTGGTTCCGCAATCAATTCTTCCTTTCTTGGTGACAGTATCTACATCATATACCACTCCATATAAATTACCATAAGACGTTATGATAGCCTTTCCCTCTTCGATACTTTTATGACTTCCCTTGCCATCATAATTATGTGCATCTAAAGTTGTATCACCAGAATTAAGGATTTCATATCCCAACTCTTCCAGCTTCTTCCGAAGCTCCGGTGTATTCTTTCTTATGAAACACGGTGTTGTAAATCCCATAGTTATTCCTCCTTATCTATCTTAATATCTGCCACTTTGCCACGACACTTAAATTCATTATTTCTTGTCCATGATTCCGAAGCTAAATCAATCCAACATAGGCACTCGTTTCCGAACTCACTTTGACATAAATCACGTAACGAACATTTTAAACAATCATTACGTTTCGTTTCTTTCAATTCATGCAGCACCCCGTCTATTATTATTCCGTTCTTTATTTCCATAATCAATCTCCTTTCTCTTTTAACGCATAAGAAACAGCACAGCAGCTACAGCCCAACCGGACAAAGCCATCATATAAAATATGAATTTTGTATAACCAATCCATTTAGCTTCTCGATTGAATTTATTTATTGCTCCTTTTAAGTCTCCGAACCGTTCTTCAATGTTCCACATCACATTTTCTTTGACAATTTTCCTGAATCTCTCCCGTACATTCTCTGGAATGTAGAATCTGTCATCTTTATAGAAGAAATATGTAGAACAATCAATACGACAGTAGTCATTATAGTCCTTTTCAGTATCTATATTGATTGTTATTTCTGCCACGCCCTTTTCTTTCCATAGGTCAATGGCGCGTTTTTCAATTTCTTTCTCATTGAGCTTGGCAAGGTCCGCAAGCTTGCTATACTCATATTCGTCTAACTGTACAATCTTTCTCATATTTAATCTCCTTTCTCTTTAATTCGTTCCAGTACATCCTTGTTGGCTTCGAGTATCTCATCGAAAGAGGGGGTGGGAAACCATGCCAGCACGATACTGTTTCCGCGAATCCACATTCCCTTTTTATCTAAATTGCTATTTCTACAAAACTTTTCTTCTCGAATACATGGTGTGCCATAACACATCACCAAAACAAAAACTTTTTGCCCCTCTTCTGGCAACCGTTCCTCAACGCTTATCCACGGAGATTGCTTTGCCTGCCAGTCTGCACCTTTCTTAAAAGCCCGTAATGCAACCGATTTTGCCAATGCCTTGATAGCTATACTGTCTCTTTCATCATAGGCAAGCTCTGCATCTTTATTATATGTACTTTCACTCCAATGAGTGCGGGCTGCTTCTTCTACTGTCTGTTTCATATTTTTCTCGATTAAATTATTACCATGACATCACGTTTTCTGGCGAATATAGAATCCGTTATATAGTACGTGATGGCTTTCTCTTCCGCATCTCTCAATAATTCATGTTTAAGAATCTTATAGTAGGAGTTGGTATGTTCTGTATAGACCATGATTTCCCTTACCCGTTTCAAATCGTCTAAAAAGGATTGAGGGTTATGTTCCTTTATTTTCTTTATATTCATTTGTTTTCCTTCCTTTTATTCCGTTCCCGATTGTCTTCCGAAACACACATCTTGCACCATGATGTCTTGATGTGATACGCCTTTCCGTTGCGGTAGATTGTCCTGTCATAGAAGCAGGATAGTAAAAGCGGTCTTTTGCAGCGGCTGCACACCTTGCGTTCTACCCCGTCCACCATCACCCGGTTCCTCGGTTTCCGTTTCACTATCTCGCACGGGCCGCATTCGGATGCACCGTACTTCCGGCAATAGGCAAGGGAATACTTGCCACATTTGGCGAAAGAGGTGCAATCGGAGCGGGGGACTGTCTGATGAACATTCATACTGCATCATCCAATAAGTCAAACAACGTGGGCGCGCTCACTTCCATTTCTGCTTCATACAAGTATGAAAGGCTGTCTTTCCAGTAATCGTAATTCAGTTCAGTAGATAATCCTTTACGTCCTAAATTAACAGCACAATAAGGAACGGTTCCGATACCACCGAACGGGTCGAATACCAGTTCGCCCTTATTTGAATACCGTTCAATCAGTCTTTCGACAATATCCAGCTGAAGTGGGCAGATGTGGTTCTGCCGTTTCTTCTGCGACTGTCTCGTATTAAGTGTGCGCATTCGGGTTACATCATCCCATATCCAGGGCTTCTTGCTTACCGGGTCAACGGCCATGAACGTTTTAGGCAGCTTTCCGTAGGCTTCCAATTCCTCAGCGAATGATACATGTTCCTCGTAGTTATATATATGCTCGCGTTCATAATGCCTGAACAAATGGCGTATTTTATCAATACCGGCACCTTTCATATCCTCGTAACTCAACAGAGAGTTACCAGAAGATTTCCAGCTTGCATGAGCATCTATCTGCCAACGGGCAAGCGAGTATTCACTCTTGTTTTTTACCACCGGAAAATCAGCATAGGCTCGTGAGGTATCAGAAGGCAGCTTGCGGAAAAGAAGAACATATTCCGGGCAACCAATACCCATCTTTGAACCGTCCTTACACATTTCAGTATAGCCAAGTCGGTAAGTCTGGTTATTCTCCATCACTACATCCGTATCCACTGTAATACGCCCCATGTAGCGGAAACCGTGTTTCATGTAGTGGAATACAGTCATTTCACTGAACGGGTCGATGGTAGGCATACCGTCACCTGTGGCGTTGCCAAACAGTACGCGGTCTTTCACATGGATACAAGCCAACCGGCCAGGCTTCAATATACGCATTAATTCAGGAGTAAGGTAATCCATCTGCTCAAAGAACTTGCTATTGTCCTCATTATGCCCGAAGTCATTATAGGTCGGAGTGTACTCATAGTGGTTGGAGAACGGGATGCTGGTTACAATCAGGTCTACTGAATTATTTTCCATTTTCTGACATTCAAGAACATTGTCGTTATTTATGGCCCTCCAAAGTTTACCGGCTTTCTCTTCCCGACTGGCGAACATCCACCGCATCATTTTTTCCTCTGCCTGCAAACCGAACAGACCGTTTTCGCGGACTATATCGGTCATCTTGGCTACCATCTGGCGGTGTTGCGCCCACTTCTGCATGAAGCTCTTGTATATCTCTCCCTCGCTTTCCGCATAGACCAGATAAAGGTCAACCGGATACTGCTGCATAAACCGGTAGATACGGGCTATTGCCTGGAATTTGTCATTGAAACGGTAGTCGATGAACATGATTGCCTTGTGGCAGTGGTACTGGAAGTTCAAACCTTCACCAAGCATTTCAGGTTTGGCGGCCAGATATTTCAGACGTCCGTCTTTGAAATCCGCTATCACCTTGTCCGCTTCATCATCATCCTGCGAACCATATACAGCCTTACATCCGGGTATGGCGTCACATAATGCCTTCCGTTCATTTTCCAAGTCATGCCATAAAAGGAAATGGTCGTCCTTGTTTTCCGGGCGGTTAATGATTTCCATCACACGGGCAACCTTTTCCTGCATGTTGTCCCGGCGTTCTTTCGCAGCGTCGGCAAGACCGAGAGCAGCCTCACGAAACATCTTCACTTGTCCGTCACGGTCGGCTCCGGCAGTGGAGTTATCCACACTAACCACTTCCTCATGTACACGCAGTTCAGGCAGTTCATATCCTATATCGGGATAACCGAGGTCGGACGGTTTAGTGAGGAACAACGCCCATGTACTTACCCAAAGCCAGAACTCCTTTTCCTTATGCGGGTAAAGAGTAAGATTATTTGCCTTCGTGCTGTCACGCTGAAAAAAACGGGTAAGCGCCTGCCCTGTATCCATTACACCGAGATAACCGGCATAATGTATCAATTCCTTGTATCTATTAGGTGATGGTGTGGCAGTAGCGACAAACCTGTACGGTACTCCTGCAAACAAGGGAAGAAACTCCTGATAGGTCTTAGTACCAAAACCACGCAGTACACTCGCTTCATCCAATGATGTTACGGCAAAGTAGGAAGGTTCTATTCTTACCCGTCTTCACCGTCACGCACACGTTCGTAGTTTGTGACCATGATGTCGGTCGGACATATCATCACATCAGCCATAGTTCGTACATAGGTCACTTTCATGTGCAGATGTTGTTCCGCTTGTGTAAGGAACTCAACTACTACACGCTTGGGACATACTATCAGCCCTTTGCCACCTTTGTGTTTCAGGACTACCCGAAGTATCTCCAACTGGGTTACGGTTTTCTGCATACCGAAACTGGAGAATATGGCACGGCAACCGCCGGACACCGCCCAGCGGACTGTATCTTTCACATGGGGATATAACGACGGTGTCAGTTCATCCGGATTGACCTCGAACCCGGTCTGATGACTGATGGCCATCTTGTCTTTCAGAAATTCTATATATTCTTTCATTATGCTATTTCTTTCAATAATTTCATTGTTTCACTTCTTTAGGTTTCCAATCAGACGGTAATTTTGCCCACTCGCGGAACTTGGCGTCGAAGTCGTCCATGTCCCTGAACATATCCATCTTCGATTTCTCTGTCTCTACGAGTGAGGAGAATTCCAGAAAGTACAAATCTGCGCTTTTAACGAAATTGTTATGCAGCCTCTTCAGGTTTCCGAGAAGCAGTCCTTTGGCGCTCATCAAGTCTGCTGCTTCCTCCATCAGCATGTTGGCTTCGCAGTTCAGTATGTGTGCGGCTGAAAGAAGGCTGTTCATTCTGTCAATGCTACCATTGGCTACGGCGGCGTCAATTAATTGTTTTCTTGGTTTCATAATCGTGTATCTTTTTCATCAGTTACAAGTAAGTCCTTAAACAATAGTCCGCTATCCAGTAGCAGACAAAATAAAAAGCGGCATACGCTGTCAGGATTGACAGAATAGTCGCTATCAGTTTTATATCTTTCATCTTCGGCTTTCCCCCTCGATTTTTATCACATTAAACATCTCTTTCACCCGGTCGGCTATATAGGCTCCATACCGTTGAGAGAACTCCTTGTCCGGGTCAAGATTGGTAGTCATGTGGGTATAGAAATTATATCGCTGCTCATAACGAAGTTGTAAAACGGTCTGAATGGCATTTATGCCCGTACCAAAGTGTTTGGCATCCATAGGCTCCCGTCCTACCTCGTCAATGGCAAGATTGTGCATACATGACCTATCTGTGTACAGGCTCAACCCGATAATGCCTTTCTCGGCAAACTGTAAGGCAATCTCGGCAGCACTGGTAAACTGAAAGGTCAATCCAGCATCCGCGCCGCCAATACAATAACGGGCGATTTTTGCCGCATAGTTCTGTAGCCCTTTCAGCAAAGTGGACTTGCCCACTCCGATAGAGCCGTGTAATAATAATCCCTTTCTTACATCCAATACTCCGGGAATCCCCCAAACCCATTGATAAAGGGCTTTCAATAATTGGCGATTACTATCATCAACCATAAAGACTGGCGAGATTGTTTTCATAGATGCAACGAGTTGATTACGCCAATATATGTCAGCCTGTTCCCTACTCCATTGCTCCTGATTAACCTTATTTACCGAAGACGATTGATTGGATGCCGGCGGAGCTTTCGTCCGGTTCTGTATCAATTTTCCGATTGCTTCCATTTCTCGCTTGAGATATAATTTCATTGAACTTAGAATTGATATTAGTTACGCTGAAGTTATCAAATATCCATCCCTCTTTAATTGAGGAAAGAAGATACTGAAGGGCGTACAACAAAGAATCATCCGAAACATCCATCTGTTTCTGTTCCCTTTGAAATTTGAGTTTATTCAATAACTGAGACATGGCACCTGCATCTTTTGCAGTCCAGTAATAGCTATTAGAAAAAGTCTTTCTGAAATACTCCTCAAAAAGAAAGCGGGCTTTAGAATTAATTTCCTTAGGTTCACTTTTCTTCCTACCTCCCCCTTTTAAAGGGGGTGAGGGGGATATACTTTTCTTTCTCTTTACTTTTACTTTACTTTGTTCATTATTGACATCATTAATTGAATTAATTCCGTCATTAATTGAATTATTGACATCATTAATCATATATTCGGGAATTAGCTCTGTTTCTTTTCGTTTATAAGTAGCAAGGAGAAATCGTTTCTGTATTCCAAAAGAAGTTAGAACATGATATTTCTCATAAAGTGTGTTGTCGAAAAAGCCGACTTGTAATGCTTTTATCAGTACTTCCTTTACTGCGCCCTCGGAAACCCCAACTATGTCAGCAATAACAAAAGGCAAATCTTCATCCCACACAATGTAATACCCTTCATCTTTGTAGATATTACACAGCAGGCAAATAAGTATAGAAGCAGACTGGGAACCGCATGCTCTCGAAATCTTCCTTATCTTAACATCTGAAAAGAAACCGACATCCATAGGGAAATAATCTATCCCTTGTTTGGTAGGTCTACCAGCCATATTGTTTTGATATTAATACGCATGAATACAGTTTCTTTTACTATCCGCAACAAAATGTTTATTAAAAAGATTACAATAAACCACTCTGGGATTATCCTTAGAGACAGAAATGAATCTTCCTCTCTTACACTTTGCACATGTATCCGGTCGGATTACCTGCTTTTCATTTTTCTTTACCATAATTTAAAATCTTACGTTGGTTAATTGTCTGCCATTAGAATAGACCGCCCATTTACCGTTACCACTGTCGTGTAAGCGCAGGTTTGCTACCTCACCGAAGCGGTTGATGTTACCACAGAGGTCAACTATCCATCCACATTCTTTGGAAGGATGCGGGCGGATGGCACGACCGACTATCTGATACCACATAGCAAGTGACATTGTAGGACGTGCCATAACGACTGTATCAAGTTCCGGATAGTCAAAGCCGGTGGTTAATACCCCGACATTCGCCACTACCGAAATTTCACCAGCCTTGAATGCTTCAAGTATCCTTTCGCGCTCACCTTTTGGGGTGTCACCCGAAACGATTGCGGCTCCAGGTATAGACCAGGTAAGCCGCTCCGCTTCTTTCAGAAAACGGGTAAAGACTAAAATACCTTTCCGTTTTCCTCCGGCTTTGGGATTCATCAGTCTTTGGACAATATGAACGAGATAGCCGTAAAAGTCTATCCGTTCATATTCTCTTTGAACTGACCTATCTGTATAGTCGGCACCAGTAGTATTTACTTTCAAGTTAAGTTCGTTCCATCCCGAAGGATTCATTGGATAGTAATTCAACTTCGCCAAATAGCCCATATCTAATAGGGTTGATACCTGTACATGATAAATGACCTCTGAAAAGACATGAGGCTTTGTCCGGGTGATAAATTTCAGCATAGAACCAAAGTCACGGCTGGAACTTAAACGATACGGTGTAGCTGTCAGTCCAAGAACCTTACACTTCACCGCATCAAAAAAATCTTTGTACATACCCTCTTTAGGGTTAACAAGGTGGCATTCGTCCACGATGATGTTCTTAAAGTGGGTGAACAGTTCGGGATGCTTCTTCACACTGCCGATGGTGGCGAATGTTATCCGGCTTATCTCTTTTGAGTTGAAGGAAGCCGAATAGATGCTGCAATCAAGAATACCGTATGAGCAGAGTTTCTTGAAATTCTGTTCGAGTATTTCCTTCGAGGGCTGGAACACCAAGGTATGACCGTCAAGCCTTGCGGCTATATCCGCTATGATAAGCGACTTTCCGCTGCCCGTAGGTAACACCATAATGGCATTTGTTTTCTTCGCCTTGTTATTGAAGAAAGAAACGGCAGCATCAGAGGCTTTCTGTTGGTAATCTCGTAATACATAACTCATAGCCCTTTCTCCTTTCGTAACTTCTTATTAAGTGCTTTGTAATACTTGATTAGCTGTTCGTACTCAAAATCAGTCATTTTGGAAGTGCTGGCAACTTTGACTTTCAGCAAATCAAACTTCTGTTGACCGATTTTACCAATTAGATTCACCCGATAGCCTTCCAAATGGTCGGCTTTGAACCTGTTGCAGTGTCGGCATTCAGCATGGCAGTTATTTTCATCGAAACGTGTTGCCAAATGTGTACGACTGAAATAGTGCCCGCAGTCTGCTTGTGTAAACGGCTTTATCTGTCCGCACGAGATACATCTAAAATACCCGTTTGGCATTGCATCACGAAGCCGGATAAAAAGGGAAAACTCCTTGTCGAGCTTAGCTTTCAAATCCGGCTTCTTCTTTACTGTTACCCCTGCTTTATCAAACAGAGGTAAAGGCTTGTTTTGCTTTGATTTCTTTTTGTATCTAAACAACATGAAATTATATTTTTATATCTTTGTCCTAAACCAATAAATTAGATTATGGAACTTGATGAAATTCTAAGGAAGTTATATTCTCGAAACAAAATAGAAATACTATCTGTTATAAACACAGCGTCTCATGTTTCTATTGAAAACTATGACAGACTCGCTCACTGTATCCACACTGGATTTTGTTGTAATACACATAAGGGTAAACTAATAGGATTCATTTATTGTATAACCGATAAAGAATTATATTTCCAAGGTAACAGTAAACGATTACTTGGGACGTATATGAGGCCTAACAAATCTGCGGTATTCTTCAATAATTGGTTGGTAGCGCAAGTTCCTGAAAGCTCTAACTTATATCGCCATTGTATATCATATAGTATAAATGAAGGAACAATGAATGTTGTTGATTCCAATAATATAATAAGGACCAATGATGGAAAATACATTGTTTATGCAGGAAAAAATAAATGGGATAAATTTACCATTATTAAAGGTAAATCCAATATAGAGTTCCCTATATTGGATTTACCAATACCAACATTCTATTGTGGTGGGGCATATAGATTTAAACTCTAGTAGATAAGCGAGGATTCCCAACTGACCTCTTTGCCCAACACTTACCTGTATTTCCTGCTCTATCTACAAAGATATAGCAGGCAGGTTAACAAAGTTATACTTCGATGATTACGATGTCCGGTGCAATCTGTCTGATGGCATCCAGTTGTTCGTCAATCACTTTATTCTTGTATTCCTCGATAGCTTCATTCGCACCGGCAGATACTAAGGAAAGAGATACGTCTCTACCGTCTACATCCGCGTAAATCTCAACCTCTATTTCTTCGCAAGAAAAACCTTTGAAAAGAGGGATGTTCAGTTTGAAGGACTTGGGCAAATTAGAATCAACCACCTGCGAGTAGTTGTCAACTTTGCTGCCGTTTTCCTCCTTGCTGCGCTCAATGTCTTGGTTTACTTTTGCCTTGAAATTTTTCAAAGTAGAAACCAGGGTCATACTCTCGGACTTGTCTTTAAAGAAAGCCCGGTGCATCTTGAAGAACTGGGACAACTTGATAGGTTCCCATTTCTTATCCATGTTGATACCGAACTCCTGCATTTCTTTTGAAGCCTGTAAAATACCGTTGATTTCTGTCTGATAGTAACTGGTTTCGTCAATCGTCAGAGCCATCCCCATCTTATCACGGTTTACAATAATGTTCGTCGCTTTCTGGTTAATCAGTTCGACACGTTTCTCCAACCATCTGAGAGGTGCATCTATCGTTCCATTGATAACGACTCTTTCCTGTTCTTTCGGGTCAAGTGCTACGGGTGCTTCACCTTCACGCAATACTACTTCGATAGGTTTGCCGTTATAGTCTTTCGGCACAACCAAGTTAATTTTGTTTTCGCTCATGATTCTGTTCCTGTTTTACGGTTAATACTGAATACTGTCTTCTGCATTTCTTGCGGCATAATCGGGCGGCTGTAAACCAATTCACCCAACTTGTTATAGAATCCTGCCATCTTTTCCTCATGGTAAAGGATTTTGGCACATTCTTCATTTTCCACAAACTCAGAACCTCTCTTGATGTGGTCCAGAAGCTCCTGCTTTTCTTCATTCAAAGGTTTCAGGCGTTCTTTGAACTCTTCCATAGCCTCTTTCTTTTCAATCTCAATATCATTGATTGCAATTGATACCTCGGCTAATGTTTCTTTCTTTTGCGCCAATTCTTCGGGTGTGAATCGGTGGGTATAACCGATTTTCTCTACTGCATCGGCATTATCCTGAAGGAACTGCCAACGTTCCTGTTCAAGGATGTCTTGTCCTAAAAATTTGTCCATAAATATTTTACTTTTGGTTATTATTCTTCAACCATACTTCATATTCTTCTTTATAGAAATCAGGAATAATCCCTTTGCGTTTAAAGTCGATATAGTCCTGTACCATACAATCATCCCAGTCAACTCCGTTGTCGGGTACATCTTCCGTTTCTGATGTACAAAGAGTGTATTCAAGTGGATTATACCCACTGTTGAGCCCATATTCTTCAACTATCTTGATTACATTTTCATCGGTGGTTATTTGTTTGATTTCACTTTCAGCCACACACCCGGATATTTCAGAGTGTTTGCCAAGTACTTCACCGAAATAAACACTGATTTTGTTATTCACTAAGTATTCGACATCTTCTGTATCTGCAATAAATACTCCTTCAAGATTGCCCATTCTTCCGCAATCGAAGTCCATTTTAAATAATGCTTTCATAACTAAATAAATTCTTGATTTCTTTGTATTTCCTGCTGGGCGTATATCAGCATTTGATGTTCATTTGCAGCCGGCAGATAGATACCTGCCACTGAGGCACTCCAATTACGGAAACGGTCAATACTCAAAGTCATTTCACCTGTTGTCAGCTCGGCAGAACTTCTTAAGTAAGTTACTTCCTTACCTTTCTTGTTGACCGTCTTTCTCTCAAACAAATCACGGTTGCAAGTCCTCTTATAAAAATCAATTTTTGCTTCGTCGAGACTGCAACCGTACTCACTACCGAAATACCCTAAAAGAAGATGCAAGTAGCTGTTTTGGGCAAGCGTGCGGTTAGGTAGTTTCTTTTTCACTTCCACCACCGCACGTTCACTAAACAGCTTGTTTACATACTCCTTGAACTTGGGTATTTGATATTCATTCTTCAAGTCGAACAGCATACGCTAAAAAGGTAAATCGTCCTTTACATTGCCATTAGCATCAACCGGAGGCGGAAAGTTCTGCGGCTGTTGCTGATAGGTCGACTGTGGCGCTGGCTGTTGTCCCGATGTTGTTTGTTGGGATTGCGATACACCACCACGCGCATCTATTTTGTAGCACCGAATAGATGCCATACGTTTGAGTTCTCCGTCTTGATTCGTCCAAGAACGTCCTTGTAAGACAAATGATACAGTAACAACATCACCCTGATTAAAGCGGTCAAGTTCTGCACACTTATCGCCTGAAAACTCTAAGGGAATAATGTTCTCATACTCGCTACGCTCTCCCGTATAAGGGTCGTAAGTGGTAGCATCTAAAATGAACTCCCGTTTTGTAAACGAGGAACCACCGTTTTTGGATGGTATTTGAACAGTTTGTCCGATTTCGGTTATCCGTCCGGTTATTTGATTTGCCATAACCTAATATTACTGGTTCTTTTTATTACATATTGCAATCTCCACACATATCCACAAGGGAATCAAATTCTTCTCGTGAGTATTCAAATCCATTGATTACGATTACCTCGTTACCATTTTCGCCAAAATAAACTCCATCATTCATTTCCAAAGATTTTAGTGTCAGTTATCAATTCTCTGTTTTCTTCCAAGAACCGGATAAACTCCTCACAATGATTAGTAAGAATGGGAATATCACGTTCAGGATTGAAAACGTATGTTTCTGTATAGGTATCTATCACATAACCGCCTTTGTTGAACTCTACAATGTTGTACTCAAATATCCGCACATCCGAACCGTTCTTCATCAAAGCGTATGGATAAACCAAATGTTGGTGATGGTCTTTGAACTTCCCTACAGTATAGCTTCCAGTTGTTTTGATGTCGTGGATGCTGGCCGGCATCAGCTCGTCAATTACCCCATAAACCAAAACATTGCCGTATGCGGTTGGAAGAATCGCTTCTACTCTTTGTTGGGTTAATGCTCCTTTGAAGTAACCGGAAAACTCTCGGCAAAGTGAGATTGGGAAAGTAAAAACACGATTATTATAGGTAGCTTTCAAACCTATAACCTCGTTGGTCTGAACCTCATCGTAATACAAAGGTTTACCTGTTTCGTCACAAGCTCCTTCGCGTATTACCTTATATACCTTTTCAACCTGCATAGTTTCGGATTTCCGATTTTCAACCATACAGTCAATAACCTCATTAAAGGCTGTTCCCTTGTCTGCCGCTTCGCTGTCGAATGGCTTGCGGTTGATACGGTCTATCAGTTCTTGAAACTGCTTCTGCCGAAACTCTTCTTCCGTACATGGTGGATTCTCACTCCACCCATAATAACGCTCATATATGACATCGCTATTAAGGTAATTGAAGTAAGAATCCAATAATGTTGCATATATACGATAGTTAGGCTGCATCTGAGTAGATTTTAGTTTCCTTATTGAATATCAGTCCCAAAGCCTTTACCTTTGCAGCAAACAAACTTCTCGCCATCACCAAAGAACTACCAACGTGTTCAAACTCATTAATATGAGAGGCGAACTCATTAGCGGACTTGGCATCAGTTATAAATTCGATACTTTCTTTGATTTCCTCTATCACCTTATCATACTTTTCCTGTGCCTCTTTCTTGGCTGCAAGCATACCCAAATACGAATTGATTATCTTGGCAGTGATAAAGTCGTTCTTTGCGGTTGGATTACCATTCTTGTCAAGGATGGTAGGAACTTCCATCACTGAAGGAAGATTGCAAGTATTCTTACCGTCATTTCTTGAAGTTGGGTCAAAAGTTATAGTACGTCTTTGAACGCCTCTTTCGCTTTTCATTTCAAGATAACCGAGCAAATCCAGTTCAGTAACGATAGAGTTGTAGGATTTTTCACGCAAGGCAGGGATAAACACCGTATCATCACCTTCTTTCCGTGTGTCGCGATGGGCAACGAAAATGATGTGCTTGTTAAGCCCCGAAAGTGTTCGTGTCATCCATGAAAACTCTGCATTGATACCGCTCCAATCCCTGATAGACGGTTGGCGGCTGCCACATTTATAAGTAATGATGAAATCCATCATCTTACCGATAGTATCAACTACAATGGTCTGATAAGCAGACAAATCCTCCTGCAAGACCTGTTGAACATCACTCCATGAAGTGACCTGTACGGTATCTATGTTTTCCAAATGCGCCATATTCATACGCTTAACGCCATTATCGAAATCCAATAATAACGGTTTCGGTGCGCTCAATGCCACTGTTGATTTTCCCATACCAGCCTGGCCGTAAATCATCATTTTCACTGTGGTAGGGATTACTAATTCATTTGATTTTTTTATAAGACTCATAATCGTAAATATTTAAAAGGTTAATCCAATTGTATCTCTCGCCATTATTCCGCTGACATTCGCCAGCGACAAGGCTTGTTTGATTTCTGTTTTTGAATAATAAAGGGGGGAATTTCGGCTTTCTCCTTTTCTGATAGGCTTTATCAGTTCTTTATTCACAAGTACATTGAACCGCTTCCAGTCTATTCGCATCATCCTTAGCCATTTCTTTACATCCCTCAATCGGATAAGGTCTTGTGCCGGCTCATATGCCTTGACCGCCTCCATATAACCAACCTGATAACTGTCTATCATAATGGATTGGATTTCTTCTATATTCATTCCGCCCTCCTTATTATTTCAATCCGTTCTACTCTTAATTCTCTTCCTCTTCTCATTTCGCTCTGTTCGTGATAAAGCGATAGAGAAAATATACATAGCAAACTATAAGCTACAGACATACGAACTGTTGGTGAAAAATCCATTGTAAGTTTCACACCGGCTATCCGTTCGTAAAGCATGGTAGCAAGCTCTCTCCCATTCCGTACATGCAATATATCAAAAGCCTTTTGCAACTGGTTGTTAATTGTACTAACCGCCCGACATTTGATATTGGCAATTTCCTTTTTCTCATACCCTTGCGCATACATCCGTGCTGTAACCTCACATTCAGGGGTGAGTTCTGTAAATACCCGTTCCATAATCGTGTGAGCTAATGATTATTTCAGTCGTATAAGCGAAGAAAAACCTGGACAATCTGTTTTTGATACCCTATACATAATGTCAAGTTTTCCTTTCAACTTCTTCGTGAGCCGTGCTTCTTTGTTTCTTCGGGCAGCTTCCATTTTTATCCCAGTGTGCCGAGAGTCTTCAAAGGGGATTCGATATATATCCCCAACCTTTATACTATCAAATAACTTAGTTGTCTGATAGTTCTCATCTACTTTAATTTCCTTTATCATACGCTTTAATTTTGAAAAAAATAGTGGTGATAGCAGGATTTGAACCTGCATAAATTGCTAAGTTTATTGCCGAGCAACGCGTTTCCTATTCCGCCATATCACCGGAAAAAGGTGCGCTATCTTCACAGACGGTACACCCAGTACAAACACAAAATAAAACACGACAAAACAATTTTAACCACCCGTACAAGGGTAAAGGGGTAGCTTGTACTCAGCATCCCTCACGGCTTTTAGTACGGTATAGCACTGACCTTTTCTGTGGTTGTTGCGCCCCCGATACCTTCTACGGATTCTACCACGTATCGAGACGTGAAGGGCTTATATTTAGACCTTTCAGCGATACGGACACCTGCCCCGCATACTTGACACCGTAAAGATGATTTTCGGTGCTGAAAGAAAGTTCGTTTCAACTTTGTGGCTTTACCACTATCAGACATTTGCAACCATTCGCCCGTCATCGGCTTATCCTCGGTCGCTATCGGTGTCAATTCCGTTCCACTTGCACCCACCACTATCCACCATCACTGGCTTCGCTTACGTGCCTTCGCAGAAATATATCTTTTTATCGTACCAATATGTCAAAGAACTAATCAATAGTGCCCTACCCGATTCTCGCTATCAGTTGCCGTTCAATCCGTCAATAGGGCGTGATATAATCGTGTGATTAATCATCATAAAAGAACTTCTCGCCCGGCTTTCTGAAAAGCCAGTAGCTTGCATACAAGCAGCCTAATACTATCAATGCCTCTATCATACTGCCATTCTATCAAGTTGAAACTCTATATAATCAATCTCTTCTTGAATAACCTCTAAGGCTTCTTCTTTCGTATCGGTGTTGCAGAAAACGCATGCCTCTGCATCAGACATTTTATCCACCTCTTCAAGTTCTTCACAAGCCTTATCTAAAGCCTTTTCAAAGGCATAAGCTTCTATACTATCACATACTCTATAGTTTCTCATATCAGGCAATTTTTAAAAGGTTAGCTTTCTTGTAGCATCTGAACTCTTGGCGTTCTGTGTCGAAATAGGTCTGGACTGTATCGTTCTTCTTTCTGTTGTCAG